GCTTACGAGGTAGAGTGTTAGGAGTAGGGCGCTTCTCATTGAGCCAGTTCTTGAGGAGTGTGATGTTCTGCTTTCTTGTCATTCGCTGAAGATGTACCGGGCGAGGTCGGGGTCTATCTGACCCGTCCCCGTGGAGATGGTCATGCCGTTTTGGTAGTAGACCGTCTTGTCCGGTGCCATGTCGGGGGACTGGTTGCTGTTGTACTCCGGGAACAGGCTCGAGTTTTGGCAGAGGTAGTCGACCATGCGGGCCGTATAAAACTGGGCGTTCTGCCGTGCGTTCTCAATCTCGCGGTGAAGGTCGGCTTGTGAGATGGGAGCCGTACTATCTGACGTGCGAATAACGAGCCCACCGTTGTCGAGCTTGACGTACAAAGTAGGCAACACCTCCACCATGGTCCACCAGCACGTCGCCTTGCGGACGTAGGTGTCGAGGAGGGTGGCGTAGTCGCCCGTTGGACCACTGCCTGCGATGTCGCTCTTGAGCTTGTTCAAGAGGTCGGTCCCAAGGAACTGCTGGAGGTACTTGTCTTGTGCCAGGATGATGGCAGGCGCGAGGACTTGGTCCTCTACGCTTCCGTTGATGGGGGTGATGCGCTTGAGGTAGTCGGCGTTGACGAATAGGACTTCTGCTGTGAGTGCCATGTTAGCGGGGGTTCAAGTAGCCGTTGTTCGGCATGGTTGCGGGATACTGAGAGATGCGGGGGTCTTGCGTGGGGAGTTGGTTTGCTTGGCTCTCCTCGTAGGGCAGGGCATTGATAATTCGACGCGCCTCGTTCACGCTCACGCGCTTGTTGTTGCGCTTGAGGTAGGTACGACGAATCCATCGATGCTGACAGTTAGGTCCGCCCTTGTAGAGAAGGATGTCGTAGGTGTCCGTACCATTTGGACCAAAGCCAGGATTAACAGCTTGTGCGCTTGCTCCGCCAAGTGTAGCGGGCCAATTGTCGCCGACAATGTCCTCCCGACGGTAAACTTTTTTCGCGCTCATCATTTTGCGACAAAACTCGCGCTGTGGGTTTTTGTTGCCGTCGTAGAAGTACCGAATCTTCACGATGTCGTTGTCCAGCTCGCTTTTGTCTTGAGGCTTACTGCGAGGCACACGTGCGAAACTCCAAAGGGCGTCCTGAGTCGTTTCGGTCGTAGCGTCAAAATCGCGCTCGTCAATCAATTGGTACTCGTCCTCGTCGATGTCTTCACCTTTAGCGATGAGCCAGTCGGCGCAACTGCCCAAAGGCGTTGGCAAGTCCTCGGACAGCTCGGCGGTAACGGTAGGCACCTCCTCCTCCTCTACCTTTTCAACGGCAACCACGGCAGGCGTTCCGGCTGCGTTCAAGATAGAAGACACGGCGTCCTTCAAGATGCGTTGGTAAGGCTTGACGACTTGGTTGTCGAACAGCTCGCTGGCAATCTCCAGCTCTTGGGTGTTGCCCAGTTGTCCGGCTGTCTTGACACCAAACATTGCCGAAGACACCACGCGGTGTCCAATCATAATCTTATCAGACACCTCGGTCGAGAGGAACTGGTACTGCTTGTCGGCGTCGGAAAGGGGGAACGGGTCGAAGTCGGGCTTGCGGTCCGGCTGGTCGGAGAAGGTCATGATGAACTTTCCCGCATTCGTGGCCCCGGCTAGTTGCCTTTCCACGTCGTTACGAATCTTCCTGCGCTCCTCCTGTGACGGCGTGCCATTCTTGAAAGCAAGGTGGAAGGACGGCGCCATGCCGTTCTTGATGTTGTTGATGTGATACTTCCCAATCTCCTTGTCTAGCTCGATGTAGTCGATGGAGCCGATGTAGTCGGGCTTGGGGTAGTAGTACGACCCGGGAGAGAAGGGCTTGACGTACAGGATTTGCACGGGGTACTCCACGGCCTCCTCCGGGTCAAACGCCTTGACCACCTCCGGCTCCTGGCGCTTGTCGCTCCAGTCCTTTGAGTAGTAGTAGAACTCGCACTTCTCGTCCTCGTTGACCTCCCCGCTTCGCACGTTTTCGAAGGGGCAGTGGCGGACCTTTGTGATGGTGGTGCGGTCGATGGAGTACACAATTTCGAGGGCGAAGCCTCCTTGGATTTTAAGGTCGAGACACGCCTTGCGAATCTCGTCGTCAAGGCCCCACTCTTGAATCTTCAGGCGGGCTTCCAGCGTGTCGGCCTGTACACCGTCGCCGAATATCATGTAGGCAATAGAAGTACACAGCGCGTTGTGCGTGGCGCTCGACTTGTACAGGTCGATGAGGTACTGGGGGAAGAGGTTGTCGTCGCCGTAGTTCACGTACCCTTGGTTCGAGGGTCGTTCGGCGTAGCTTCTCTCGACGTATTCTTTGAGCTTGAGGAGTTCCATGGTTATTCGTAGTAGATGACGTTGTCCGGAATGGTCGGGGTGTCGAAGTCGTAGGCGGTTTCGTCAAACAAGATACGGCACGGCCCCACCTCGCATGTGCCCACGACGGTGGCGTCGTCAGGGTCTAGGTTGGTGTCGCTGTTCTGACCGTAGATGGTGTAGGTGTACAGCCCTGATTCCGTGAGTAGGATGTTCCCTGCGGTGGGGTTGTCGGTAGCCGTGCTGATTCTGAACTGCGTGTAGCGCTCGTTGTCGTAGGTGACGGTGGCGATGAAGGCGTAGGTCTCCTCGCTCGAGTCGTTACGAAGCACGACAAGGTAGTCCGTAAAGGACGCCAGGAACTTGCGCGCCTCGAAGGGCGTGCAGTATATCTTCTGGCCTGCTTGGTTGGGTCGTAGTGTTATCATGCTTTAAGCAAAAAAGGGGAGAGCCAACGCCCTCCCCCTCCTTTGTATAACGGTCCTAGGCAGTGCCTCGGCTTTACGGTGTGACGTTAAAGGTGACGCTGCCAGCCTCGGCAGAGGCTTTGTCAAGGAATGGGGCGGGGATAGCCTCCTCACCTGTGAACTCCAAGGTGAAGCCGTTGAGGTCACCAAAGGCGGTGCCTGTAGTCAACGAGCCACCCGTCAGCTCTGCGCCTCGGGTGTGTCCAATTACGAAGTAGTTGTCGTTGTTGTCTTGGACGACCACAGCCAAACGCCCCTTTGCGAGGTTTTGAATCTCGACAATGTCAGCAGAGACGGGTTTGTTGCAAACCAAGGACAGCACCTGCGTGTAGAAGACGGTCCCGTTCTCTACGCTGGAGTTGATGGTCTGCGTCAGGCTAGAAGAATTCTTCGGTGAGACGAAGTCCTCAAGCGCCAAGGCAGCGGTGGAGTCGTCAATTTCGCCGGGAGTCGAGGCGCCTACTGCGCCCCAAATGCCGTCAGTGAACGAACCAATCCACACCTTCTTAACCCCTCCGAGGGCATCACGGCAAGGAAGCGAACGTCCTGTAATTGTTAAGGAACAAGCCATTTTTTCTTGGGGTTTGTGAAGTTGGGGGAGCCGAAGCCCCCCCTCCCTCGGTTAGTTATCAAGTGTCGCGACGAACGCAAGCGGCGGAAGCCTCGTCCACAATCTGCGTACCACCGTCGAACATCATCAAAATGCGAGTCAAGTCTGCACCGGTGGTGTTGCGCAAGTCGATGAAGCGAGCCTCCACGTGGTCGGTCAACACGTTCGTGCCAAAGTACAGGTTGTCCTTGCGAGAAGCCAGGAGCGTGTCGTCAGGGAATCCAGCAGGGCAGATGATTTCGTATCCCAAGTAGAACTTCGCCATCTGCGTAGCCAACACGGGGTTGTTGTCACCTGAAGCCAAGAACTGGAAGTACAACTGGAAGGTCTTACGGCTCATGTAGATGACCGTCGCAGGGTCACCAATCAAGGCGTCCGGCAAGTCAGCCACCAAAGATGCAAGGTGAGTAGCGATGCCAGTCGTGCCGTTGTCGTCGCCCGTGAAGGCACCGTTTACCAAGGTCTCGTTGGTTCCAGCACCCGCGACGTACTTGGCCATGATGCCGTCGTACAAGTCGTAGGTGGGGGAGCCACCGTCGGTGAAGTCGTAGTTACCCTGCCAGATGTTGCGCTCGATGCTTTCAGCAACGCGGGCAGAAACATACTGAGCGAGGAACTGCTCGTAGTCGCCTGGGACGGGAGCAAACGAACCGCGCATCTGCTCGGCAGCCCAAGTGCGTGCCAACTCGTGGTTGCAGATTTCCTCGTTCACCTGCAACTCGGTGGTAGTCAACACGACGTCTGAGATGTCGAGTGGAGTGCTAGGTGTCAAGAAGTCGCAAGAACGTGCGGCGATGGTGCCCTCTGTCACCTTACGCAAGTTAGCCTTGTAGCGAACGTTGTCGAGAATAGTGCAGTACCCGTTCGCGATGGTGTCTGCGCTCAAAATTGCGGGAGCAACGAAAGGAACGGCAGCCGTGCCCGCGTACGTGCTTGTCCCGAATGTCATGTCAGCCATGATAGCTTATTTTGAAAATTGGTTTGCAAGGGCGCGGACGCGCTCTTCGATTGTCATGTTTTTAAGGTCGAGTGGCTCGGCCTTGGGTGCGCTTGGCGCCTTGTGCTTGAGGCCACCGTGGGCGCTCATCTTGTGCAACTGCTCCAAGCGTTCGTTGGTTTGTGCGAGTGCCTCCTTGAGCAAGTCAATCTCGGACTTCTCTTCCACGGCGCTCAACTCCTCCTTGGCCTCCTCGGCTTCGGGTTCTGCTTCAACCTCTACTTCCACCTCGACCTCTGCTTCGGCCTTAGGTGCTTCGGGGTTGACCTGCATTTCCTCCTTGTCCTTGTAGCCCATCTCCTCGTCTTCGTCTTTGTCCTTCTCGGCTTCGACTTCAGGCTTGGTGTAAATTTCTTCCACCGCTACCGCGATGGCTTGAGCGACGTCTTCGCCGAGGTCCGGGAAGCGCTCTTTGAGCATGGCCAAAACCTGCTCGGCGTTTAGTTCTACTGTCATGTCGGTAGTTTGTTCCTCGTCGGAGGAGAGTTTTCTTTTTCCTTTTTTGGCTGGTTTGCCACCACCGTCGCCGTCGCCCTTGTCCTTCTTTTTGGCGGGCTTGGTTACGTCGATGTTAGGGACGTTGGCAGGCTTGCCGTCGGCACCCTTGGCGTCGCCCTTGCCATCCGACACGGGCTTTTGCACTTTG